AACAGCCTTGTTAGTGGAGCTTTGTTTGCCGAAAATGGATCTGCGCTTGGAGATCAGACGGCCACAGTTTTGTCCGCCACCGGCACGGCAACAGCCTCAAATAATTCTAGCGGCCTGATTATCAACGCAACTGGACTAGGAACAAGTGCAGTAGTTGGAAACGTGGCAGTCGTCAGGAATGCTATAACGCCAACACTCCAAGCTGTTGGAGTTATCCTCGCCAAAACTGCTGATTCCATAACGCTGTCACAGCAGTCTAATCCGTTTGGCATTGGGACTTTTACGCCCATAACGAGAATGGTCCCAACGGTCACTAACTCTACGCAGGAAAGATCGTTCTCGATGGAGCGTACTTTCAGGACCGGCGAAGGGGCTGATGAATTTTTCGAGTACCTTGACGGTATGCGAGTTAACAGCATGTCGATCAACGCTTCCGCCTCGTCGATCGTTACGTCCTCTTTTTCGTTCCTGGGGCAGAATCAGGAGTTCGCAACGACTCGGGACACGGCATCTGTTACCTCAACTCCTGCGGTTCCGTCCTTCAGCGTTTACAATGCGGCGAGCAATGTCGGTTCACTCAACCTCTCTGATAACTTGGGAGTTTTCGGCGAAGATAACTTCATCATGGAGGCTTCTATTGAGATCAATAATAATCTCAGGGAGCGCAATGCACTAGGAACGCTCGGTGCCACTTCGATTGGAGCAGGAGAGTTTTCTGTAACCGGGTCCCTCAACACTTATTTCAGCGACGCTTCCCTGCTTGAGAAGCTACTTAACAACCAAGAGGTGAGCCTGGTGTTTGGGTTCGATACGAATGTGATTACTGGCAATCAGTTCGTGATCCACCTGCCCAGAGTCAAGTTCACGGAGGGTACGCCTGACGTGAGTGGCAAGAACGCAGATGTTATGGCGAATTTGTCCTTCCAGGCACTCGCTTCGTCTGGCCCGAACTCGTACACGATTAAGATCGGCGTAGGCTGATCCGCTAAAAGTTAGCATTTTGGTAAACGGGGCGGCCCACGGGGGGCCGCCCCGTTTCCTATGATTGCAAAGGAACCCCCCAATGAGTCTGTATAACATTTTTGAAACCAATGAACAGCGTGAGCTGGATGGTTTCGACCTAATTATCTACGATGGAGACGTCGAGATCAAATTCGTGCTTGCCCGCGCAGGGGGCAGCAACCGTAAGTTTTCAAATCGGCTTCAGGCGCTGACGCGACCGTATCAGCGGTCGATGGAAAACGGAACTATGCCCGAGGACAAAGCTGCTGCGCTGATGGCGCAGGCTATCGCTGAGACGGTCATCCTAGACTGGGAGAACGTCTTTGACCGCGATGGCAAACCCATGAAGTATAGTCCCGAACGAGCCAAGACTCTGCTAATCGAGTTGCCTGAACTGCGAACCGTAATTCTTGAGGAGGCTACCAAGGCTTCCAACTTTATTGCTTCCGAGGTGGAGGAGAATCAGGATTTCTCCGAGAGTACATCCGCTGGTCCCTCGAATGGGGCGAAAAAGCAAGCAGTCTGATAAAGGCTGCTAGTGATGCGGGTGTACCTGCGCCGGAGAGTGCAGTTCCGCCACCTCTTCCGCACTTTTTGCAACGCTACATATCAGACTTCTGGTCTTTGAGTAGTTGTCGGACGTATACGGGATCTGGACCTGGGCCGATCCCGTGGACGGCGGTAGATCAATACGCCACGCGATTCGGCTACAATGATGATGTAATCGTCTATGAAGATTTCCTAGCGTACATCTCAGCTCTTGACGCCGAGTTCCTGAAAGTGATGGGCGAAGAAATAGCCCGGAAACAGAAGCAGGCGGAAAAGCAAAGAAGCAGGTAGTCGAGCACTGGCGTGGGCGGCGATCCTGCACGCACAAGATGGGCGGGCCACTGCGAGTGGCCCGCCTTTTTTTTCTGAGGAGAGCTTGTGATGAAGGTCACTGACAACTTCAAAGAGGCCGAAGAGTGGATTGACGACCTGACAGAAGTTCTCGAGGAGTCCATGCGGAAGTCTATGAAGGCAGTAGTGGGCGTAGTCTACGATAACCTAACGATGCCGCCAGGTGATCTTCAACACGGTACTCCTCGTGACACCCTGAGAGCTACAAATGGGTGGAACGTCCGAGGTGGTCCTGTCATATCCTACGAAGACGTGGGTATCCAAGACGATAGCGGGAACTATCCAAACCTCGGGTATAGGGCGGAAAGAGGCGAAAGGGTAGGCGGCGTGTCTTCCGAGTCATGGCTAAACAGTTCTTTTGATACTGTTTTCCCGGAGCCGTTGCCAACCGAAGCGGTCCTTAAAGAGATAGCGGACACGGACACAAAGGCATCCGTAGCTAACGGCGTGCCTTATATCGGCGACCTTAACAACGGCACTTCAAAGCAAACCGCTGGTGGGTTCGTTGAGCGGGCGGTCCACAAGGGTATCCGATCAATAGAGAACTTTGATCTGACTGACCCGAAGACCATCTCGTGGAAGAGAAACAGATAGAAATCAGGAGTGTGATATGTCGAATCAAAAGATTACAATCCTGTTTGAAGCAAGAGGGGCACAGGGCGTAAAGAGAGAGGTTCAGGGCGTCGGAGACGCGATGAACCGCTCCGGGATTTCGGCCGCGAAACTGGCTGGATCAATGGTCGCTCTCGGATACACGTTCAAGCGAGTATCCACCTCGGTATTGACTGCATCTGATGCCTACACCAACCTTGAGAACAGAACTAAGGTCTTTGCTAGTGGGCAGGATTCTGCTCGTTTCAAAATGCAGGATACTATCAACATCGCTCGCAAAATGCACGCGACGTTGAACGAGGTCGGGGAGGTCTATCAACGCCTTTCGATGATCCAGGGGGGCCTCGGTCTATCGGACAAAACCGTATCGAAGATGGCTGAAAATTTGCTGATAGCCGTTCGTCTTTCTGGAGCTACTGCTCAGGAGGCAGAGGGCGCGCTGCGGCAGTTCTCGCAAGGTCTTGCGGCTAACCGCCTGTCCGGTCAGGAACTAAATTCTGTTCTTGAGCAGACTCCCATGATTGCTCAGATTCTGGCAAAGAGTCTAGGCGTTGCCACTGGCGAACTCCGACAAATGGGCAAAGACGGCAAACTGACTGCGGACGTGCTCATAAATGCGTTCGGGCGAGCAATCCCTGAGATTGAATCAAAGTTTCAATCTTTTCAGTTTACCGTTCGATCGCAGATGAACTCCGTGGTTCGTGAACTTCAGCTTGCCATCGGGGAGATATTCAAGCTATCCGGTGCAGCGTCGGTCGTCAAATCCGCCCTTTCTACGATTTCCCAGGCGTTTCAAAGCGTAGCTTCCAGCATGAAAAGTATGATGGATGCTAGTCCGCTCCAAAGTATCTTAGGCGCGGTGGGTCCAGTAGTTGTCGTCATAGCGGGCCTAGCCAGTGGCTTCACCGCTGCCGGGGTGTCTGCGGCTGCACTTACTGCTACGCTTTACGCGCTATCAAGAGAAACCGGGTCAGGACTTCTTGGCTCGTTGAACCTGACTATTATTGCCTTAGCTGGAATGGCAACAGGCATGACGCTCGCAATAGCTGGTGTAGGTGCGTTGACTATTGCCATTTATGCGGCCTCGTCCGCTATGCTTGCGTTCAACGCACTGGCGGCGCAAAACCCACTGCTCAAGGTATTCTCCCTCGTAACGATAGCCGCTGGCGCGGCAGTAGGAGCAGTCAAGGCTGTAGGCGCGGCGCTGGACGAAGCTACGCTGCGAGAATACCAGTCCACTCCGCTCGATGAACTCAGGAAAGAGGCGGAGTCCATACAAAAGACACTAGACAGACTAGGTGACAACCCAAGTTGGGGCGATAGTCTAAGAGTACCAGATCTGCAAGAAGAACTAGCCAACATAAACGGAGTAATTGATGCTAGAGAAAGGGAGATTGCCCTACTTCAACAGAAAGCGGCGTACCAGGTAAAGGCTAATGAACTGCTACAGCAGCAGTTGATTACGGCCGAACAGTTCTCGTCGCTCGAACTGAGTGGGTTCTCTAGTGATCCTGGCATCATCGCGGAAAAGAATCGCAAAGAGCAAGAGGAGGCGCAGCGCGCAATCAAGGACATTATTGCGCAAACTGACAAGCTACTTGCGATAGACCTCGAACACGCCGACAACATGGCTAAGATCAACGAGCTTTCCCAAAGAGCAAATGATGCCAAATTGGTTGAGCTTGCTATTTCGACTCAAATTTCGGAGACAGAGCAAAGAAGGCAAGAGGAGATCGAGAAACGATCGCGCGTTCAGGAAGAGTCCGCGCAAACCCTCCGCGATATGCTGGCTACCCTAGATGCTTCATATGCCATCGAGAAAGAGTATTCGGATAGTGTCAATAGGGTCACTGAAGCCTTCAAAGATTCTTACCAGACGCTAGAGCAGATCGAACAGAAGACGTTGATCCTTGCCAAGCTAGAAGAGCAAAGGCTGAAGTCTGCACAAGACCTCGCTGACCGGCAGCAGCGGGAGGACCAGCGAAAGCAGCAAGAGCAACAGTCCCTGATTGCTCTCATAAGGTCTTCGGCTGTCGCAGGTGACGCCATTTCTTCTGCGGAGCTACAGAGAGATAAAGCAGTCGAAAAACTGAAAGAGTCTTATGAAAAGCTGACAGAACAATCGCGCTCCCAGGTTGACCTCGCCAAAGCTATTGCGTCAGAAGAACAGAAAGTTGCCGATGTGCGGCAGAGGGCAGCGGACGATCTAGCATCTCAGCAGCAGAGACTCGTGGATTTCATCCAGTCTTCTGCTGTCGGAAATAACGCTGTAGCCAAAGCAGAGCTTGAAAGGGACAGGAATGTCCAGAAACTGAAAGAGTCCTATCAAGAGCTGACTAAAGAATCGCGCAAACAGGTAGATTTGTCCGCCGCGATTAACGCGGAGAACGAAAAGCTCGCCAGCATAAAAGAAATGCAGCATGAGTCTGAGCGGCGGGCTTCAAAAACTCTTGAGGACATGAAAGTTAAACTAGAGAAAAGCGGATCTTTCCAAGCGGAGTACACCCAACAGGTTCAGAAAGCAAACGAGGCGTATGAGGCGTCTAGCCGGTCATTGGCTGACATGATTACGCGCTATCAAGTTCTGTCCCTGCTCGAAGCCAAGCGGGCTTCGGATGCCGAAAAACACGCAGAAACCCAAAGGAAAGAAGCGGAAAAGGCGGAGAAAGAGCAAAAGAAGCTCATGGAAATGATCCGCTCAAGGGCTGCTGGAACAGAAAAAATAGCGGCTGCTGAATCTGCGCACAGCCAATCGGTCGAGGAGCTAACCGAGGCATATGGCAAGCTCACGTTTTTTAACAGGATGCAAGTCGATCTTATAGCTGCTGTGAGGGCCGAGGAGGAAAAGCTCCTAAAGATCAAACACGAACAAGCCGTTGCGCAGCAAAAAGAAGCCCGGTCGCTGGAAAATAGCCTTCTGCAACTGCGAGATATAGCGGCCTACGGGGACCAACAGGCAGGAGCCCTAATCGACTATGAGCGAAAGCTAGGCGGCGCTCTGGACGTATGGGCGGGTTTTTCGGTTGAGCAGAGAAAAAACATCAAGAACTTTGAGTTGATGGAGGCCGCCCTAGACGGTCTGTACAACGAGTACCTCGACAATATAGACGAAGTAGCAAAGCTCCAGCAGGAAAACCAGGACAAATACCTCAACATGCTCGGCGGCGTAGTTGCCCAGGAAGATGATCTACTCAGGGCAAAACGTCAACAAAATGAGACAATAGGCGAAATACTCGAAGGTGCGATCCAGACCGGCGCGGCTTTTGAGAATCAGCTTCTAGTGCAAAACGCCATAAACGCGGCGCTGGAGCAAACGAGAAACATCACAGACCAAATTGAAAAAGATCGACGGCAGAGCATCCTGAAGTCTCAGCAGGAGTTGACGCGCGCAGCCCTGACGGGCAATAAAGCTGAACTGCTGCGACTCGATACCGCTGAAAAAACAAAGCGAGTGTACGAGGACGTCAACAACATAATCGAGAAAGGCGGAACGTCCGAACAAGTATTTGAAGCAATGCGGAGTGCGTTGCAAGCGTCTATCGCATTAACGGAAGATCTTGACAAAAACCTTACCGACATAATCCGAGAGACGCGAAACTCCGAACTCAGTATCGAGTTTGATCTAAACATGGCTGGCGCTGTGGGTGATCCGCTTGAACAGGCTAGGTTGAAGTTTGAAAGGGACATCCTTGACCTTGCTACCACGTTGGGCGAGATCGACAACATCGAGTTGAGGATCAAGCTGATGCCCCTCTTCGACAAGGCGGTGGGCAGTAGGCTGAAAGCCTACTACGACGAAAGGGTCGAAATCGCCACCACTGAGACACCGGAGAGCAGAAAGCTGCGAGAACAGCTTGCGGTAATTGACAACCTTCGACTGATTCTAGCTGGGACCGATGAAGTCAAGAAGGCTGAAATCGAAACGCAGATACAGATTCGGAAGATAGAGGCCGATTACCAGACTCTGACTGAAGCGCAGAGGGCTCAGCTCCCCGGTTTGGCTGAGATCAAACGTATTATCAGTGAGACTTCTGCTCAGAAGTTCATCGACGAGCAGGAGAGGATAATCGAGAATCTCGAAAAGATCATCTATGGTAGTAACCAGATCAAACTTGCGGAGATAGACGCTGAAGCCAACATCAGTAAACTCAGGGAGCAATTCGACAAACTGCCGGATGCTGTCAAACTTGAGGAATACGGAACACTAGACTTCGGGTTCATCGAAGCCATAGTCCGTGCGAACCTGACGGTCAAGATAGAGTCCATCAAGCAGGAGTCACGCAATCTGGTTGGCAGCCTCGACCCCACTGGGTTGTCTCAGATCCAGCAAAAATACGATGACCTATTTGTAGACCTAGAAGAAGCCAAGAAGGTCCTGAACACTCCTGAAGACGTTGCAAGAATCGACGCAATCATAAAGTCTAAAGAGAGAGAACTAGAGCTTGATCTTGCTAAGCAAGAACACATGAACGCAATGACGGACCTGAATCAGAAGCTGATAGACGGCTCCTTGACTCTTCAGGACGTGAGCAGCGGGGTATCTGCCTCGATGCTCGAAGGATTCGCCCAAGTGGGCAGACAGGTGTTCGACATTAGCGGGCACATTGTCAACCTGACGCAGATGGCGATTGGCGGGCTCTCCAAAGAGCTTGCTACTCTTGCTCAGACCGGCGACATGAACCTGAAGAGAATGGCTCGATCTTTCGTCGATGCGATTCTCCAGATCACTATCCAGCTCACCATCATGTTGGGGATCATTGCCGCAATCAGTGCAATGGGCGGCCAAGGCATCCTAGCAATGCTTGGATTGCCGTCTGTCGGCGCTCAGGCCGGAACTACGGTCGGTACGGGAGCCGGTGCAACCGCACAGGCGACTGAATTTGCGCCGACA